AGGTGTCTGTGGTGTCAAGCAGGTATGTTCCAAGATCACTGATGTCGGCCTCTACTAGCGCTCGGGACTCGAAGTCCACTCCGTCAGCTACCAGAACATTTCTGTTCGTGACCGTTGAGGTGTTTACATCCGTTAGGTCGGATAGCTGTGTAGCTCCACCACCAGAAGCAGCTTCCCAGACAGCATTGCCTGCGCCGTCAGCGGTGAGGACGTAACCATCAGTGATTGCCGTAGCGTCCAGCTCGTCAAGCTCATGCGTATGTGCGAGCAGAGAGTAGAGTCCAGCGTGATCGCCCCAACCAAAGGCTGTGTCCCAATCGGTGACGTTCAGGTTTCCTGCTTCAACGTCCAACAGTGTGCTGAACTTGTCGTCACTGAAGCGGTAGCGTTCCGTGGGGGTGTCGCCTTGGTCATTCGCAGGTAGAGAGATGATCAAGTCTTGCGTAGCGTTGGTCGCGTTCATAGCAGCCGTCAGTACTACACCCTGATCCATCGTCGACCCGACACCATCGAACCCGTCCGTTGCCTGCATATGGAAGCTGACCGAGTTGGTCGTGCCGCCACCGTTGGTGTTGGAGATACCGAAGACAGCCGAGTCACCGTTGAAGGTGTTGAGGCCAATCTGCGATCCAGCGTATAGGTCGCGGTCCTCGACGTTCATTGCTGCGTCAACGTCTGAGTAGCCTGTCGTAGCAGTCAGAGTGGCTAAGTCTATCATCGTCGAATCGAAGTACGCAGCACCAGAAGTGTTGTTCCAGATATCGTCAATGATGTACGTCATGTTCGCCGACAGATCAGCCGCGTCGCGGAAGAAGATTGCGAGCGTGCCGTCCGAGTCACGTCGAGCTACCCGAGCAACCTTTGATGAGATGCCGTATTCGAAGTAATCGCCAGTGAACTCGACTTGTGGGTTGTCTGGTTCGCCGCCTGTAAGCAGACGCAGAGATACGTTGAATGAACCTTGACGGGCATTGTCCACAGTGTTATTGTTCGCGAAGTAGCGCCCCCTGACCATGATGTTGCCAGAGTCTGCGCCTGAGATAACGAGACCAGTGTTGAGTACGTGGTAACCGGTGCCGGTCAAGAACGCGGAGTTGTTCACTGGACGAATGTGGTCGCCGCTGATTATCTCAGGGAAAGTCCACTGTCCTGTAACAGTCTCATCAGCTGCGGCAGTAAGGTACGTACCTAGATCACTGATGTCCGCCTCTACTAATGGGCGCGATTCAAAGTCAACCCCATCAGCAACGAGTACGTTCTTGTCGGTGGCAGTCGATGTGTTTACATCCGACAAGTCGGAGAGCTGTGAGGCTCCACCACCAGCTGCTGCTTCAAACTGTGCCTGCCCGGAGGCATGGTCGTAGGTAAGGACATAGTTGTCCTCGGTCCCTGTCAGGACTGTTGAGCAATCCAGCTCAAGCCAGTTACCCATTAGCAGGGTCCTATTGGCACCATCATAGTCCATAACGACATCTGATAGCCACGTAGGATCGGAGTAGCCATAAGTTCCAAAGATGTTTACGTTTCCGCCTATAACCCAGCTACCTATGACTAAGGTGGAGTCTCCGTAGAAGGAAAAGTCAGCAGCCCACACTCCGTTTCTATCATTAAGCACGATGCTGTTTGTGATCTCATCACCGGCTGTCGGTGGGTTTGTTATGACGCCAGATACTGCTTGGTCTTGAAAGTAATTGTACGTGCCAAAGGTGCCTGTACCCGTCGCGGTTATATCACCCACGCCTGATAGATTAAATCCACCACCAGCTACGTTCTCTGTCCAAGGAGTTAGTGAGGTGAGGTATGTGCCCAAGTCACTGATCTGTGATTCTGTAATGCTTAGCGCAGCTTGGTGAGCTGTAACGTCACCCTCTGTTACTGTGTAGCCCGTTATGTACGCGCCGAGGTCTGATATGTCCGCCTCTAGTAGTGCGCGGGACTCGTAGTCCACGCCGTCTGCTACTAGGACGTAGCGGTTGGTTACACCGGCTGTGTTGACGTCAGAGAGGTCTGTGAGCTGGTTAGCCCCCGCTCCTCCCGCTTGCCATGAGCAGGTGCCGTCGCCGTCTTCTCGTAAGTACTTGTTACCGCCTGTTTCCCCCGTGGAGAGTACTGCTGTACCCTCTACTGAGCTAGATATGGAGTCTGATGTAGTTAATACGCGCTCCCAGCCCGTGCCGGTAGCCTCATTCTTAATGAACAAGCCTCCCAGCGCTGCTGCTACTCGGCGTAAACCTAATGCTCTAAAGTCCATCTAGCGTCTCAATTGAAGTGTAGGGCGCATGTAATCAGTCTCGTTCATGGTCCAGCCTATGTAGAACTCTTTCTTACCTTCTACGCGAGCCTTGCCCCATGTGCGTCTATAGCTGACGTACTTGCCGTCCTTAGAGACCCTATGGCGTACTTTGACACCGGGCATCTCCATGTCCTCGTCACCCTTACTAAAGTAGGGGACAGAAGGTAAACTATTGTAATTATGAACTCCGTTCGTCCATGCTATGTTCTTCCAGCTTGTGTCAGTAGCGTCTCGTGCACCCCATATAGGGTGGGACACTCTCTGCTCGTCGTCTAGGAAGGGTACTACTACCAGTGCTACTGGCTTAAGTATTAGTCTCCAGATACCTCTTCCAGCCCATCTAAGCCAAGGACTCACAGGGAGGGGATAACGCCGAAGATCAATACTCCGATAAGAAACACACCCATGAGGGCTGCTCCTAGATTAACTGTGGTGCCTTTCTTAGTGCGGTATACAACCTTGCCAAGGCCCCTGCCGGGGTTAGGCACTCTGCCTTCTGTATCTACTTCTTTCTTAGCCATTATATACTCCAGTAAGAAAGCCCCCCGAAGGGGGCTAACGTATTACTTACGCAGGTACAATTACAGAGATACCAGCTTCTGGACGCGGCGTACCGAGACCATAGATGGTGTCAACTGTGAACAGGTCGGCCAAGAACTCCAACTTGTACTGTGACTGCGCGCGTGGCGCGAGTTGCTCAGCGAAGACAATTGCTTCTTTCTGGAACATCAGGCACTGGCGGAAGCCATTTGCCGTTGATGCAGAAGAGAGAACATCGCAGTTCGTAGACACGTACACCGGAATACCGTAGAGGTCTCCGATCAGGCCATTGCGGATACTGTTGCCAGATCCGACTTCACCCGTGAATGCTTGCTCCGTGAAGCGAGGCAGACCGAGAAGAGAGTTCTTCTCAACAGGCGGGATGACCAACTGACGCATACGCGCCGGTACGTTGTTGTCGTCTAAGTACTGGATCATTCGACGAATACCTGCATCCGTAAGTGCTACGGCGTTACCAGTCGTGGTGTCATCCCAAGCGACGAGGTCGCCCGTGGTGACAGTACTGATAACAGACTGTGCATAACCGGGTGTGTTGGTTACGTCAGTTGCAGTTGCCTGAGGCGCGTCAAAGTTGACACCCTCTGCATGAAGGTCAGCATCAACACCCAAGGCGTGTGCATAGCCAGCGTCATCCGTGTAGAATGCGCGCATGCTATCCAGTGCTTGGATCTTGGCGATGTCTTCAATGTTGCGGGAGTATTCGAAGTGTTGGTCGATGACCAGATCGAACTTGCCTGCAGTTTCGACGTTGACAGTGACTGCTACGCCAGCGCCCTTAGCGTTACGAACGCCACGGGATGGTTTCGGTACGTGGACCGTATCGCCTTTCTGACCCGAGAAGGGCATAGATTGGACGAGTGGGGCCATGACGGTGTTAGCCTTGTAGACCGCGAGTACTTCGTCAGACCACAGCTCTTTAATAAAGTTAGCTGCAGTTAACGCGGTAGTCGGGTTACTAAGGATGTTACCGTCGGCTGTAGTGATAAATTCATTAGCCATGAGTAGTTCCTCTTGCGTGGTGGGTTAAGTTAAAGTTTAGTCACGGACATTACCACTGCCTAGTGCTAGACGATAGCCTTCTGCATTGCGCTTGACCCATCGGTCAGCATCTAAGTCTCCTTGGCGGGCCCTCATCAGCGTGTCCACATATTCGGACCTACTGTACTTGGGTGCCTCGTTAACCATGATACTAGACGAATCTTCGAGATTAGCAGCTTGTATTTGCCTTTGCTGGGCACTCTCACTGGTCATCTGCGCTATGTTATTCTCGGCCTTGTATAGACTGAACAGGGCATCCGCAGCGGATAGGTCATAATCATTACCTCGTGCGTACATATCTTGACGCATGGGGCTCTGTCCTACCCAATTACGAAACTCGGGGTCTGCACCAATTTCAGCGTAGTCAGGGTGGCGTTGCTTGAAGTTGTTAAGATCACCTTCTTGCTCACGCTTCTGTAGCTGCTCTTGAAGCTGGCGGGCCTCTTGTATCGCTGGATGCGCTTCGACTGCTCTTTCGATAGCCTCAGCTGGATTGTCGTAAAGGTCGTCTGCCGTGATAGGGGCGGCCTTCTCGACGACTTGGCTAGCTGGTGTAGGGGATATGATGTAATCGTCTACCATCTTACGGTAGGTACCAAGGTCTTGAGCTTGTCGAGAGTTGTGCTTCTCTAGCTCTTGGTAACGCTTCTCCCAGTCAATTTTCTCAGGTGTAGCGACAAACTGACCCGTCTCTGGGTCTTGTGGTCGCGCCTGTGTCTGCTGCTGTGCGTCGTTGATTTCATCTGTAAGCCCGCCAACGGATGTTTCCTGTTGCTGTGCTGCAACATAGTCTTCATATTTCGCCATGTCAATGACTCCTCTAATGTTAACTCCTCCACATTAGTGTGGTGTAGAGTTGATAATAGCTCGCCCCGAGGAACCGGGTGTAGAGCTATCCCCTTAAGGCTCGAATCCTCCATCTCTGGCGACTGGCCTGTGTGCTTGTGAGACAGCTGTATGCCGCTTCACATAATCGTTCCCCTGCCTTTCGATTGCCCCCGGCATGCCACAATTAGCCATAGCGGTGGTATCTAGGGTAGGAGCCGTTAGCATTACTTGCTTCATGAGCTTTTGGCAGGTAGAGCATTTCTGCTCCTTGCGCTCAGCCATGCGGCAAATGCGTTCTTCGTAACCATGCTCGTCGCATTGAAAGTCATACGTCGGCATTGTCGTTCTCTACAGATAGGGCTCCTATAACGGAGTCACGTAGGTTAATCATGTATGCTACGCCTTGGGCGAACCCACGAGACTCACATACTGTGTCCCAGTCCTTTGCGTCTAGCGCTCCAGCCTGTATCTGATAGATGTCGTTCTGTAGACCCTTCTTGATGATGTCCCAGTCAGGCCCCGCAGTCACGTTAAGCACGGCTGCGTTAAATTGATCTTGCGTTATGTTGTCCATTACTTAGTCCCCTTACTTGCATTAGCTTGTGCTAGTTTTACGCGCTCCTCCGAGTCGATCTTACGGTTGTTGGTAGCGTCCTGCTTGAGGGCTACGGTTACCTTATCGCGACCAATTGCGGCGTTCGCGGCGTTAATGTCCATCTGCTCATCTTCCAGTTCTGTCTGCTTACGGATGTGAGCTTCTTCTGCGGCTAGCTTAGCGATCTCAGCCTGTGTCTTAACGTTCTCTAGCTGAGCTTCCTTGAGCTGCTCCATCATCATAGCCATCTGTATTTGTTTCTGCTGTTCGGCCATTTCTTGCGCCTTGGGATCAGGTTGACTGGCTGCCTCGATCTTCTTGAGTAGCTCATCCCTCTTAGGTCCCTGAGAGAGTTCTATGACTGATTGGAGTATAAGGTTGTAGTTTGGGTGATCTGGCGGCACAACGGACAGCAGGGCTGTTAGGTTGGACTGCTCGAACTCACGCGCTACGATGCCCATAGTTCCTTTGATTACGAACTCCACATCCTGTGGGTATCGCTTCTTGTTGAACTGCATGTAGCGGTGGTACGTCTTGCGAATGAACGGGTTGAGGAACTGACGCTCCACATTCCACATCACACGCCTCGTACGCTTCAGGGCAGACGACTGGATCATACTGATACCAGAAGCCGTCTCGTTGCGTCGATCTTGGTTGATTGGTGCGTTGGACTCTACTGCGCCCGTACCCTGCTGTACCATCCTCTCCATCTCTGAAGACTGGTTGAAGGTGTTCGGGTCTATATTACCGAGTATGACGGGCTCAAGCACTTCACTCGGGCGGCCTCTAGTGAGCCACACCTTGCCCGGACGTACCCGCATGTCAGGGTTACGTGGTAATCGGGTGATATCAGCTCCCATCATGGGCGATGTGAGGAGACCTAGAGCGTCCATCCTAGCGCGGAGTTCTGCGTCCAGTGCGCGCTGGGCGTTCCAGCCAGCCTCTGCTACACCACGACCCCAGAACTTACCGGGGACGTTACTGTGTTGATATGCTACTATTGGTCGGTCACCCATAGCGAATGGGTTGACTACGACACGGAGGACCTCAAGTTCATTAGCGATTGTCGCAATGACTTCAACATGGCCGTTTCCTTGGATGTCGTCCGCACTGACTGACACGAGTCCTCTAAGGGTACTAGCGGGCACGAGCCCGTAGTATTCAGTGACGAAGACTGAGCCGTCGTACTCGTTGCTTTTTGTGTCACCAGCTGGTGTCTCCTGTCCTGCGGGGCTCGCTGTAGTAGACGAGTTGTTCCCCATGATGTTTACCTTACGATAGGCCCCACTCTTCTGCTTAGCCCAGATGCGGTTCCGTGGAACGTGCGTCTCATGAGCGCAGAAGTAAGCGGACTCTAGGTCCCGTGCCTGTGAGTCAATTACGAACTCCCAAGGCGGTATAGGGTCTAGCGTAACGATTGGGCGGAACTCTTTCACCACCTCACCCTCAGGGCCATACTTGCGTATCTCCTTGCGAGTGACGTTGATCTTACCGATGCCTGTACCGTAGATGCACCCGTAGAGGATGATCTTGGCTATTGCATCAGGGACCATAGCTATGTCTAAGTCTTCCTTGAGGAGGACCTGTGCTACACTGATGTCATCCTTCTCTTCGTCAGAGACGTCGTCGGATGTGTCAAACCACTGCTCACGGGAGAAGATGGCGTCCTCGATGGTAGCGGACATAGATTCGATTGCTGAGGATAGGGCCGGTGCTACAAGAGTAGATCGCTCCCCTCGACGGGTGGCGTCAGCCCCTGAATATAGACCCCTAAATGTTCGTTCATATTGATCCCACTTCTTCTTGTAGGTGCGGTCACGGACGGCGCGGTTGTCTCTGACGATACCCATGATGTGTGAGACAAGCCCGCCAGCTGGCATACCTGCTTTAAGGTTCGCGTTACCGGGTTCATCTATGTTAATATTCGCCATTAAAATCCTGCCTCTGGGTCATGTGGGGTCCATTCATCGAAGAGCTGTATATCCCAACTTGCTGCCTGTTCTGCCATCTGGTCTACGTAGGCCATTGCATCAATCAGGTCGTCGTGCGCGAGGGGGTTGGGGAAGTCAACGGCTTGGCCGAGGAACTTACCTATCCACTTCTCCTCTTGCGGTAGGTTGGTATCAGGCTCTAGAGTGATCTGGCCCTTATCTGCCCTCGCTTGGAGAGCCCATTTGATTCTGTCTTCCTTCTTGGTGTTGCCGTGGGACAGCCCGAATATCTCGAAGTGTCCGTACTTCTGCATCAGCTCACCTATGTAGCCACCTCTACCGTCGTCACCGCACACAGCGTTCTTAGCCATGCCTTTCTCGATGCCAACTGGGCACTGGTTGTAGTCGCGCCATGCTTTAATGATTCTAAGGCAGGTTTCGCGTACATCCCACTGTCCGTGGATAATCTTCTCTATGTGCCATCCGTGGTCGTGGATCTTGGCAACGACGATGGCGTGGTCATCAAGGACGACCTTTGACTTGTTCTTACCCTCTTGGGTGCTGAACCCAGCCAAGTCACATGCGATGACGTAATCACCTGAGCGCTGGCAAGGGACGACAGGAAACATATCGTAGTTGAATACCTTTCCGCCCGTTGCTTCAAAGTTGGCTTCCATTTCCTGTTTGATTGCGTCGTCAGACATGGAGCCCTGCATCTCTTCAATCTCTGTACCCGTGAGATGTGGGTTGTCTGCTGTCTTGAATTGAAACGCCTTCCATTGATCGGAGGGTTTCTCGGACGCGGGGTCAAGCCCTTGTGATGCCAAACGCCACATAGTGTAAAAGTGGTTCTTACCATCCGGCGTCCCTATGAATAAGGCCCCACCCTCGGCCCGCCCTAATGCTGGTCGTATGATATACTCCCAAACACTTGGCTTCATGAAGGCGTACTCGTCCATCACAACGTAATGGAGACCCACTCCTCGTAGGGAGTCTGGGTCGTCGGCTCCTTTGAACCGAATGATACGCCCGTTAGTTAGCGTAATTTCGCCTTCATTCTGACGGATACCCTTAATAATGCCAGCTTCGTGGCCGATATCCATCATTACGTTCCAGAGGTTCTCTCGACCCTGCTTGAACGTGGGTGATACGTAATAGACTATCTCGTTGGATAAATCTATCGTTTTTCCTTCACTATTGACCTTTTCGGTCTCAGTAGCAGCTTCATATAGCTTATATGCAGCAAAGAAGGATTTACCGAAGCGTCGCCCAGCCGCACACACCTGAAATCGGTGATTGTCAGCGTCTAGTTCTGATTGCTTCTCATGTAAATATATGTCCAATGTAAAAGGCCCCCGTGAGGGGGCGCGTAATTACTTCTGTGTACCGTCTTTACCACGGTCATGTCCGTCTACCTTACCCTCAATACCACCCGGTGCCTTAGCATCAGCAGGCTTTTGGCCTTGAAAGTTATTCGGAAGGCTCGGAGCTCCGCCTTGCTTACCAGTATTGGTATCATTACTCATCATTATCATCCTCTAGGGTTGGTTTATCTTCATTCTGCACCACATTCATGCGATGCACAGTGATCTGTTGCTTGCCTCCAGCAGTTTTATCCTCTGCTACGGCAGCTTTTGACATACAAGCGTCCCAGACCATCTTTCTAGCCGCTTTATCCCCTTCTAGGGCAGCTTGAAGGATCATGTCCAGCACTAAGTCTAGGTTTTCTTGGTTTCTGTCCCGAAATGCCTCTTCGGCGGCCAGCTTGAGTAGCGTGACCTTATTCTTGGAGCCCTTGGGGCGACCACCCGGATTGCCCGAGATGCCTTCTACCCAT